CGTGAGCCTCATCGTCTTGCGAAGCATCACGCTATGGACTGTGGCAACCCACAATGCTATTTGTGCGGCAACCCTCGCAATCACGGTGAAGTAACAGCACAGGAAAAGCGTATGGTGCAAGACATGGAACATCTACGCAACATCCATAGCAATGGACTAGGAGTAAACAATGACGAAGATCTATGAAAGTCCCGACAAAGGCAAAACAGTATACCAGCGAGAGTTTGGCGAAACAGAAAAGACTTTGTACATGGAAAATTGCAAGCCTGTTGTAGAAGCCACTAAAGAAGAAGTGAAGCAAGATGGCGACGACTGATAAGCTATACATCGGCAATGAGATGGCGCAGTTTGATCTCAAGAACAGAGATTTCTTTGACGACCTTAGCGAAGAAGAAAAGAAGAAGTTCTCGCCGTTCTTAATGATACGTTGGGGTTCTAATGTCGAAGGCGGATCAGAGATGCAAGCATATTATCTGATGAGCACCAATGAGCGCCTTAACAAACATTACTTCGACGTTAGCGGCACACAGCATAAGAAGTTACAATGGTTGTTAGCATCTACAGTTAGTCCTGGAATGGGTAAGCAAAGACATAACTGGTTAGCAGCAAGTAAGAAAGAAGCTACTGATAACAAAGCAACTAAATTCCTTAAAGAAATTTACCCGCATTTAAAAGATGATGAACTTGACCTCCTCAGACGACTCAACCGTAAAGACGATCTTAAGCACTTGGCTGAACAGCATGGATGGACAAAAGAACGTATCAAGAAAGAACTCTGAACATGTCTGCAAATTCTGTAATAGGGGATTTACCCGAGAAAGCAGTCTTGTTTCGCATCAATGCGAACAAAAGAGGCGGCATCAGCAAAAGGATGAAAAAGGCGTACAGCTGGGTTTCCAAGCTTACGTTCGTTTTTACGAGCTGACGCAAAATGGAAAGAAGGCGAAAACATACGAGGATTTCGCGACCTCGCCGTACTATTTGGCCTTCGTTAAGTTTGGCCGTTATTGTGTTGATATACGTTGCATTAATTTCATACAGTTTACAACGTGGTTACTATCCAATACCAAGAAACTCGATTACTGGTGCTCTGATAAACTGTACACAGAGTGGGTAATGGAGTATGTAAAGAAGGAAGCAGTACAAGACGCACTGGAACGTGGTCTTAAGGAGATGCAACAATATGCAGAAGATCACTCAGAACTTAGGAACGGTTTTGTCGATTATTTTAGGTACGGCAATACTAATCGGATCATACATCACATCGCAACATCCCGTATTAGTCCTTGGGTGGTCTATAATTGTGCTTCGGGAGTTGATTTCCTTAGTAAACTCGATGAGGCGCAACTTGAACTCGTAATGCCGTTCATTGATCCTGCATACTGGAACCGTAAGTTCAAAGACTACGATGACGATGCTGATTGGGTTAAGGAAGTATTGAAAGCAGCAAACTTGTGAACATTATTAAGCTACCGTTAAATAGTGTCAAGACTATGGACAGAGCTGGCAAAGCATTGGCTATTAGTTACTGGCTGCAACGCGAGTGTGGGCTTGCAGTGAGTAAAGATTACGATTGGTACTTTATGTCAAAGGACAAAGAAGTGCACTTTAGATTTTACGGTGAAAATAACGAAGCAATGGAATCAGTATTACTGATGAGGTGGGTAGAATGAAGTTTAAGTCAGACGTAGACCTCGACTTTGGTGATCGCACCAAAGCATTAGCTTTACTAAAGCATACACCCGCGGGCATTATCCGCAATGGTGAGCTCACAAAGCATAACACTGGCATATACATTACAGACATTCCCACTGACCCATTAATTGGTTGTGCAAGCATTGACTACAAAGATGCTGAAGAGCGTGGCTACATGAAGCTAGACTTTCTGAATGTATCATTATATACGCAGATAATGAGTGAATCACATTTGGATGCATTGATGGTCGAAGAGCCAGACTGGGCTAAACTGTACGACGAAGATTTCTGTAATAAGCTAATGCACGTTAATGGGCACTACGATACGCTGATACAGTTTCCAGAGGCAGTTAACAGTATTCCACGGTTAGCTATGTTTATTGCTGCGATTCGCCCTGCAAAGCGTAATCTAATAGGCAAAACATGGGCAGAAGTTGCAAAGACTATCTGGGATAAGCCAACTGACGGTAGCTATTACTTCAAGAAGGCTCACGCTGTCAGTTATGCACATCTTATCGTAGTCAACATGAACTTGCTAGATGATTGACTCTAATTTCAAAACACAATTAATATACTTGCCTGGGTCTTATGGCAATTTTGTGGCATGGTGTCTTTACACATTCTCCAGTTTTAACAAAGACGCGACAATTTTAGAAACTGGCGGAAAGCATGGTTCAGCACATGATTTTATTGATTTCATTGATGCAGGCAAAGCAGGGTTTGCCACTCGGCATGTATTAAGTAACACCATCAAAACTGGAATTCTTATTGTCCCGGAATCTAGTAGGATAATTGAATACCATAATAATATGCTATATAAACAGTTTAATGAGGATATAGATAGTGTGACGCAGCACATAGACGGTATAGAGTTGTGGGAAAAAAGAAGTAAGTGCAGCCAATGGATAACGACTGGCGACCTAGCATACTATCAAATATTGGAGTTTAACAGAAAAAATGATAATTACACTGGCAAATTATACAGATTTATGATAAACGAGTTCTTTGAATCGCCAGTTAAACTTCTTAAAGAAATGATAGCATTCGTTGGAGAAACTTGCCATCAGTCTATTATTGACGAGCTACCAAAATACGTTGCATCATATCTTGGTAGGCAAAAATTCCTAAATAGAGAGCAAGAATTAGAGAAATTTGTCCAACACTTTATTTGTAATGAACCGTATTCCTTGTCACACCCAACGTTTTATGACTCTGCATGGATTCAATCTAGGCTAGAAAGCTTAGGAGTTTTTGTTCCTAGTGGAGTAAATGTGTGGCCAGAAAACACACTAGATTTAAAATCAATTGTAAACAATGGATCTATCTAAGCGTCTTGACCCACCGACACGATTTAGAATCCTTATGCAGCTTCGGGTGTTAAGCCCGAATAATAAGTTTGATGAGGCGTTTGATGTGTGGGCATTAGAGAACTACGGATTACGTATGTGCTACGATATGCCTGACCGCCCAAGAGCATTAACAGGTGTAGAGATTACTGATGAGAACTACACCGCACTATTGCTTAAGGTAGGCGTCTAATCAATGTTATACTACGCCTTTTGGAACGTTTTTGCGCCATTTCTTTCAGTGAAGTTGCTGGTCCTACTTTTACCTCGACGTCCTTAGAGTTCATAGTCTTAACGCAAGGCTTGAACTCTGCCCAATCTGTTTTCAGAAATACATTGATAGGGATAAGGCGATTGCTTTCCCACCACCATTGCTCTCCGAATACTAAGAAGCGTTGGCGCTGCTCGGGCGTTTTGATACTACAGAAGTCGTAGATGGTTGTGATCTGCTCGTCTGCGTTTTGGATAATACCTATGTAATCGTTCCCACCATACACAAGGTACGACAAGAAGGGGTACTTTTCTAATAATTGCTTGATTTCTTCCACGTGTTCTTGCTAAATATGTAAATAGGACGCTATTTAAAATGATCATCCAAACGTATTTATACAGCAATAAAGTGGTGGCACAAATAGTTGACCCAACAATCTTCACGACAAGGAACAGAGTAGTGTATTCAAGACCAGTAACAGTTTATCAAGGTATTGACAACCCTATGCAGGTGCTTGTTAAGAACCAAGATCAGAAGCATGTAGATGTAACCAATTACAGTATGATTGCTGAGATACAAGACCCAAGTAACAAAGTAGCAGTGGCTACGTTTCCTATTACTTGGGGCAATGTAACGTTGGGTCAAGGCAATTTTGTACTAGACAAGAACACAGTTAACTCGCTTGAGCAACGCTATTACAAGTTAACATTCCGTACCGTAAATACAGTTACAAGTACAGAGCAACCAATCTACGTAGATCCAGACTACGGTGTCCCGTTAGACTTAAAAGTCTTACCAGCATACTACAATATGGACGCACCAGCTGGCGCTTATACAGTTATTAACCCGAACGCAGGAGATACCATCTTAGACGGTGGAACAGCATAATGA